GTTGCTGGGTGGCCAGCTTCCCTTAATAGCGAAGCTGGTCAGGTCAGTGGGGCTCAGGGGGTCGTTCGAGTTGGATACGCTGTACTCGCAAAAGCTGGAAGTGATAAATACACTTCTTCCGCGAATCAAAGAGGCGAGGATACTGTTTAACAACTGGAATGCATCAATTAGAGCCAACAGGAGTAAGCTGCAGGATGTCCCGATAACGGACGAGGCCTCGCACAGGAGGCGGAGCAGGTTACAGACTTTACGGATATTTGAGGGATTAGGGCCCAGAGTAGGGCCGGTCTTTTCATTATACTGGAAAACGATACCCCATGCAGTGAGGAGAAGGATGTGGAAAGTGCTCGAGACAAGCACCATATTGACAGGGAAGGACGAACAGTTCGTCTTAGTAAAGCTTAAAGAACTAAGCGCAATGGCCAAAAAACAGCGGGAGTTGCTGTTCGATGACGATTGGAAGTATTACGTTGATTTGCAAGTTATGCGAGACTTCTTGCCAACTTTGCAGATCAAGGACTTTGAGGAAGACATCAGACGTTGGGTAACCGGAGAGGTACACCACAAGGTTGATGGTAGCGAGGAGAAATTCTTGCGATTATTCCGCGCAGGTGTGCGCAAGTTCCTAAATGATGCTCCAATGCACATGAACAACTTCGTTCCGCTAACACGAAGCCAGTTTGCGTCTGATCCATCATATTGGGCCCGTTCGGGCTCAAGTAGCGGTCAGCGCCTACAGGTTCTGGTGAACGGAAAGCTGAAAAGGGCGCGCAAGAGTAAGTGGGCAACGGCGTTGGCCGTTTCGCATCCGGAGGCAATGCGAATGCTACTAAGTTGGGAGAAACAAAAGAACAAAGCTATACAAAAGAGAGAACTGGGGAAAGTGAGGGCAGTGATCGCAGGTGATCTGCCCTTATACCTGAAAATGTCATATGTGGGATACTGGCTCGAAGCTGCACTCGCTGGGCATCCTAACACCACACTGCATATGGGTGGGCAACAACAATACCATCTTTGGCAGAGAATGGCCGCTAGTACCGCCACTAGCACGGTCAAGATGCCATTAGATCAATCAGAGTTCGATCACAATGTGAACTTGGAAATGTTAGGGATAACAAATGAAGAAATAGAATACTTCGCTTCTAAGCGATCAGGGGTAATGGCCCCGGAAATACAAGAAACAATGGACAGAATTAAGTATGCGATGGACGGAGGAACAATACAGGTTGGAGACACGTTATTCCCGCACGAGAAGGGGGTGTTGTCTGGCTGGCGCTGGACCGCGGAATATGACACATTAATTAACGCAGGTGAACTCTATGCCATGAGAGAATGG